GGGGATGCAAGTAGGTTGCGGTATTAATCATGATAGTTATGCTATGGCTTATGCTAAACGTGGTAAGAAGCCGTCTATTGCCTGTGGAGTTGTTCTTGGTGGTACTACACCTATAAACCTTTTAATGCCCTTATAATGAAACCTAGGCATCAATTACCGATTATTCTAGTAATAATGCTTATATTAATACTAGCCGCCTCTTTTATATAAACATTCTTAACATTTAAATTGTTAATAACTTTGATAATAAAGTTGTGAATAAGTAATTTATTTTGTTGTATATTTGCAGTATAAATAATAAAACAAAGAGAATTATGAAAAAAAATCAATTTAAAGTTATCAATAGAGTAACTAGACAAGAACAGATATTTAATTCAGAAGAATTAAAAAGATTCTTTACTGCTGAATGGTGTAAAGAAACGAAAACAATTATCTATAAAAATAATTGGAGTGATTATGCTATAAGCACTATAAAAAAATCAGATACATTATTTAATGTTATAATGGCAGTATTCGGTACAGGATTAGTAATTTGTTTAACTAAATTAATTATGCTTTATGTTATACGATAATTGGAAACTAAGTAACCCTATAGATGATGGGGAAGGATATGATATAGTAAGTAATTGCTGTGGTGCATTATGTGATGAAGAAAAATATATATGTTTAGAGTGTAATGAAGGATGCGATTTAATAGAAGATTACGAATACGAGGCAATACAAATGGAACACTATTTAGAAGATAGAGCTGATGATGAAAGACTTGAAAGATTAAGAGGTTAGAATTGTTTACCTTAAAAAAACAATTAAATTTAAAATATATAAAAATGGGATTATTAAAAACTAGTAAAGTAAAAAATGTACAAGCTAATGGTACATGGGAAAGTAAAGCAACAGGAGATACATATTACAAATTCGATATAGAAATGGAGGATGGTAATACAGGAGAATACTCATCTAAATCACAGGATCAAAATAAATTTGTAGTAGGAGAGGAAGTGCAATACGAATATCATGGAGGTAAATTTCCTAAAATAAAACCTTATTACAATAAAGGTAATTTTACAGGGGGTTTTAAAGGAAATGATGATAGACAAGTATCTATCATTAGGCAATCATCCTTAAAGGCATCTATAGAGTATTTAAGAGGAGCAGAAGCAAGTTTGGAGGAAGTATTTGAAACTGCTGAAAAAATGATAGCATGGGTAAATAAAACAGAAGTAAATACTGATAACAAAAAAGACGATTTACCCTTCTAATATATAAGGGGGTTTATAATCATTATATTTATTAACCGAGCAGTTATACTTTGTAAAGATTATTCCCCCCTTATTAATTTTTAAAAATTTAATTATGTCAGAAACTGAACAATTTATACATATTTGCGACTTAACTACAAAAATATTAAAGCTACCAAAAGATAGTTTATCTCTACAACTTAGAGATAGACCAATAGCATTAGGTAGAGAGATAGCAGGTGTTATAGGATTAAAAAATGGAATACACAGAAAAGTTGTATCTAAAATTTTAAAAAAACATAGAACTGCCACATATCATTATGAGAGAAACCACAACAGATGGTTTACTTATTATGCTCCTTATAGGAATGGATATTTAAAGGTTATGAAAGCATACCAGAATATAGAAGATAATAAAAAACAATTTATAGATAAAAATCATCTTAAATTTTTTATTAAGGATAAACTAGGATTAAAGAATAGTAAAAAGCCAGAGGTGTTAGTAACAATAAATTCAGGTAATTTAAATTATTTACTTTTGTCAGATTGCTTTAGATTTAGCAAAGATTTAAAAATATTAAAAAAAGCATTAAAAGAATATAAACATAAAATTACATACGAAACTTATGAAAGATAAACCAAATTATTATGCTATAATACCAGCTGATGTAAGGTATTCTAATTTAAAACCTAATGCAAAACTATTATATGGAGAAATAACAGCATTAAGTGGAAAGCTAGGGTACTGCTATGCATCTAATAATTACTTTGCTGATCTTTATGCAGTTAGTAAAAATACAGTAAGTAGGTGGATTGGTGATTTAAATAAATTAGGATTTATAAATATAGAAGTAGAACGTAACGAAAAAAAACAAGTGATTAAAAGGAGGATAGGTATAGTCCAAAAAGATGATAGGGGTATATACAAAATGAGCAAAGAGAATAATACAAGTATTAATAATACAAGTAATATAAATATAACTAAAGAAAAATTTATTTCTGAGGTTATGACTTTTGATTATCCAAAAGATATGTTAGAGGATTTTATAAACTATTGGACAGAAGGAAAAAAGAAAATGAGATACCAAAAACAAAGTACATTTGAAATAAAATTACGATTATTGCGTTGGGCAAAAAATCAAAAGAAGTGGGATAAACCAAAACAAAAAAAATCAAAAATTGATAATCAATTAAATGAATATTTAAAAGGAAAAGAATTATTATGAAAGCAATAAAAGATTATAATTTAAAAGAACTAACTAATAAGGTATATGATCTAGTTAGTTTAACATCTGTAGAAATAGGTCATACAACTGATGGTAAAACAATGGCTGCATTATCTAAAATATTTGCTAATGATTTACAAATAGAAAATAGATTCAATAGATTAACATTTAATCAGATACAAGACGCTTTTAGATTAGGTGTTAGATTTGCTAAAGATGAACCATTTTTAAATATAAGAACTTTTTACAAATGGGTTTATCAGCATAAAAAAGAAAGAGTAGATGCGGCATATTACGAGGTACATACTTTAAACAAGAATCCTAAAGAAGTACCATATTATCAAGAACCAATAAAATTACTAAAATAATGGAAACCCTATTTGCACTAATATTTATATTTATAGTGTTATTTGATAACTATTTAGAATAATTATGAAAACAAAAGAAGAAATAAAAAATCTATTAACTAATGATTCAAGGCTAAGAGATAGTGATGCAAAAATGATTGCTAGATTTTGGACTAATGAATTAAAAAGAAAAGAGATAGATACAAAAGACATTACTGCACATGAATTTTTAACAATGTTTGCCACTAATAAATTGCATAATGTAGAAGGACTTACAAGGATGAGAAGAAAAGTACAGGAAGAAAATGAGCATCTAAGAGGTAAATATTATAACGAAAGACAAACAAATCAACAGAATAAAATGAAAGCTAAATTAGGATATAATATCTTTATGTCTTGTCAGATACCTAAAAAATAATGCCTACTAAAAAATCTATAAGCAAATTAAAAAAAGAACTAGATAAATTTTTTAGCTTATACATACGTTTACGTGAAGCAACTAATGAAGGTATAGCACAATGCTTTACTTGCGGTAAAATAGATCATTATAAAAAACTACAATGTGGGCATTTTCAAAGTCGTAGACATCATGCTACAAGATGGAATGAATGGAATTGTCAAGTCCAATGTGTCCGTTGTAATATGTTTTCAGGCTCAGGCGAACAATGGAAATTTGGACTTAATTTGAATGCTAAATATGGAGAGGGTACATCACAAGAATTACAATTTTTAGCACAAACAACTATAAAAAGAATGAGAGTAGAATATGAAGAGGACATACGTTATTATAAGTCTATTGTTGAAAACTTAAAAAAAGAAAAAGGATTAGATTGATAATTTTTATATCTTTGAATTATGTCTAAAATCATCTATGCAAACAAAAAGCACCAGATAATAATAGAGCAGTATATTATGTTATTAAAGGAATTTGCTAGAGATGTTGCTAATGATACAAGATGGAAGAATTATAAAGAGATCTTTGAAATAGTAATTGAATATCACAACAACTACGGAAAGGGAGCAAAGGAACAGAACTATTGGGATTGGCTAATGATATTACCAATTAATTTAGCAGTTATGACAAATGGTTTTTTAGCAGGTATAGAAACAAAAGGAAACAAAACAGTAGTAAATTCGTATAAGTTGCTTTTGAATGAAATGTTGCAAGATGTTGTAGATAAGTTAGAAAAGATAGAACCTATCAATGAATGATATATATAAAATAGTATCAGACTTATATCCAAAATTTAAAGAAATGGCATTTGGTATATGTAAAGATGAGAATGAGATAAATAATGCTGTACAGGAACTTATGCTCTATTTCCTCCAGATGTCGCCAGAAGTATTATCATCAATATATGAAAAGGATGGAAAGCAAGGAATTTTACGATATGGAGCAGTAGCTTTAAGACGTTCATTAACAAGTCCTAGAAGTGCTTATTATTATAAATACAAAAAGTATTATACTAATTTAAAAACAATGACTTACACGTCCAATGCTACTCAAGAGAATTTTCATAAAAGTATATATAATATGCCAGAAGAAATAGAATCCGATCACCAATGGGAGAAGTTAGAATTAATAGATAAGGAGTTGGATAAGTTACATTGGTACGATAAAAAAGTATTTGAGTTATATTATGAAGGTAACACTTTAGATAGTTTAGCAGAACAAACCAAAATTAGTAGAAATAGTTTATTTACAACAATAGATAAAGTTAGAGAGATATTAAAAAAAGAATTGAGTGAATAAATTTTTTACATCTGATGAAGTGTATAATGACAGGTTAGCTATATGTAAAGAATGTATTTATTATTATAAACCAACAGGACAATGTAAAAGGTGTTTATGTTTTATGAAGATAAAAGCACGAATAGCACCAATGGCGTGTCCAGAAAAGTATTGGAATAAAACAACAACAATAGAAGTGCCTGAAGGATTACCAGAAGAATTGATAGAAGAAGTAACTAAAGTATATCCAGATATAAAAAATGGAAGAGCAAAGAATCAAGAAGTTAAACGTAAAGCAATAGAATTATATAATACAATACATGCAACTAATTATAGCACAGGAACAAGTTGTAGTAGTTGTTTAAGTAGTGTATTAAATGGAATTAAAGATATATATAACAAATATGGTGGGTAATAATCAACATTTTCTTTTATTTATGGTTATTCTTCTCTTTGTCGTTAGATTATTACCTGCCATTTTTAAAAATTAAAATTATGTGTATAATAGCAATGATTGTTTTATTCTATATAGTAAGTTATTTATTATTTGTTAGTTTTATAGAATATAAAGACACGCAACATCAAAACAAAAAACTAAAAGAAAATATGAATAAAAAGCACATTACAAGAGTAGGTGCTTTACAAAATGACAGAAAATATGACAAAAAAAATACCTGATTATTATATAGGTAAAGTATATGGATATG